TCAGTTGAATGCCGCCTCGGGCAGCGCCGGCAGCATGTAGAGATGTTGCGGCGTAATGCGGCGCATGCACTCGGCCCGAAACAGCGGCGTGCCAGCCTGCTGGAATGCCCAGGCGATCAACTCCGAACAGAACCAGGCGTCATCCTCCTGCCAGTCACGGTGCAGGCCGATTCCCAGCACGGCGCTGTAGTCGTAGGGCCGGCCGATCTGGCTGGCTGCCGCCGCAATGATCCGTTCCGGGTCCTGGGTCGGCAGCGTTACCAGCTCGTACCGACCGGCGCGCTGGATGGCCCTAGTCAGCAACACGCGGCGTACCCCGTGCCCAGGCATCGATTCGATGACCTGGTCGCCAGCTACGAGGGCAACGTGACTCCACTCCGACCAGGTACACGCCCGGATCGCCCAGCTCAGGGGGCCATGGGTAGCGGTGAAGAGGATTTGAACGCCGCTCATGCTCAGCGTCCGTTCAGGCTGGCCAGCACGCCACGCACGCTGGTCAGCGCCAGGTCGGCTGCCTCGCTGGCAGCGGTCTCCGACGTGGCCTTGCGGATAGTTTCTTTGCCCGCAAGACGTCGCGCCCGGATGTCGTACATGGCCGTGTTCCAGGCTGCATGCATCGCCAGGATTTCATCTGCGGCTTGGCGGGCGGTCGATCCGGTGGCATCAGCGGCGCTTTTCACCGACAGCGGCACGTCACCCGCGTAGCCGGCGGCTTGGTACGCCAGCGCTTCCTCGGCGGCGCGCTGGTATTCCACCACGCGCAGCGGATCGCCGACCACGGCCAGGCGTACCGCGTCGGCCGCAGCGTCGAGCTGGTCGCACAGGCGCTGTTTCAGGGCTACCAGCAGCGTCGCCTTCAACTGGGCGTCCTCGATCCACTTCTCAGTTTTCCAGACGTGCGCAGGGCTGGGTCGCGCGGCTTCCGTGGCGTTCACGTCCGCCGGCGTGGTGCCGATGTCCGTGACGGTGATGGCGGAGCCATCCGCCTTGGAGAACAAGGCGACGCTGCGCCAGTCGGCGGCGATTTGCCATCCGCCATCACAGAAGATGGCTACTTCGCGCGGATTCGCCTTGGGCGGCGCTTGGTCCGTAGCGTAGGCGGGGATAAGCATAACGTCCGGTTCGAGCGGAGAACGATCCGCGATCGAGCTGCCAGCGTATTCGCCGGTGGTCGGATGGTAGTGGTAAGCGATGTCGGTCATGGCGTCGGGTCAGTACTTGATGGCAGGGAGGAACGCCACGTTGCGCGGGCGGCTCATGCTGATGAAGCCCTTGTTGTTGGCGTCAACGAAGGTCGCGGCTGAGGCGTCGTACATCGTGAGCGGGAACGCCCCGGTCCACGGATCGGCGATGTTCGCCCAGGGCACGTTGGTGCCGTCGCCAAGCGCCGTGATGTTGAAACTCGCTGTGCCCCCCACGTCGTCATGCACGACAGGCGACCCGGATTGCCACGTGCCGAAGCTGCGGCCGTTATCCACGCCCCGTCCGTCATCCCAGAAGCGAGGGAACTCGCCCCGCACGTCATAGGCGGTGAAGGTGGTGCCATCCGCGTTGTCCTTGATGGCGATCGTGCCGGCCGCCCACGTGGCGGCAGCAACCAGGATGCCGTTGTGCATGGCCCACGCACGCAGCGCGGCGTATGTCGTCCGGGAGAGATTCGACGCCCCCGAGCGCACGTAGCCAGCGCGCGGGGTCGGCTGGGTATCCGTCAGCAGATTGCCCACCAGCACGCTCGCGTAGCCCGTGTAATTGGCGCCATTGGCGGTGAATGCCTGCCAGGTCATGAGCGAGTTGTAATCGTCGTGCCAGATCGGGCCGATGTTGGTCGTTGGCAGCGCCTGGCCGGCCGTGAAGCGCGGTAGGGCATCGGTGATGCCGTAGCCGGACAGCGTGGTGGGGTTGGTGCCGCCGGTGATCTGGCCGCGCGTGTTGACGGTCACGCTGCGGTACGTGCCGGCCGTCACGCCGGTCTTGCCGCTCACCAGCTCGAACGCGAGCCCCGTGGTGCCGATCGTGATGGTGCCGTTGGTAGCGAGCTGCCACAGGGAGTCGCCATTGGCTGCGCCTTCCTCCACCGGCACCAGCATGCCGGGGGTTACCTCCAGCGCCTGGTCGGCGTCGGCCGCGCGAGACCAGATGCCGGCCGCCGCCACGTAGATTCCGTTCTCCGCCTGCGCCGCAGCCTGGTCCTTCACCAGCACCCGGTCGCCGGCCGCCAGTGCAACGCCATCGATGGTCGGCAGGCCGTACTTCGCGATTGCTGCGGTGGTGGCAACCCGCACGGACTGCTTGCCGTCCAGCCGGGCCAGCTCCGAGGCGACCTTGTCGTCGACGTATCGGCGATTGGCCATCACAACATCCGGATCGACTACCAAGGTGACTGCGGAGGTGTTGGTTACCTCCGAAATCATGCGCACATAGAGCTGTTTGTTGGAGCCTGCTGCCAGGGTCGGCTTGTAGCTCTCGGGGAACTTGCCCACCGCGATCATCGCCCCCGTGTTGTCGAACAACCCCACCTCGCGGATATACCAGCCACCTACGTTGTCCGGGATCACCAGCTCGGCGACGATCCAGTTCGCGTTGTTCGGGTCGACGTACAGGTGATTGATCGCACCGCGCCAGACCTCGTGCTTGAGTGCGGCTTGGGCTTCGGTCGGGTTGTAGTAGGCACCATTGTCGCCATCGCCCACCGCCATCTGGGTCAGAACGAGCGGTGTACTGGTGGCCACTGCGTTGGCCAGCTTGTTGCGGCCGACAGCGGTCAGGATGGTGAAAAACTCATTGGCCATGGGATTCCTTCGGTTAAGCGGTCTGCGGATAGATCGAGGTGGTCTCGACGCTCCAGTGGCCGATGCCAAAGCGCGGCACCTGGCTCACCTGGTTGAGTTCGGTCAGCTCGTAGGGATAGACGGTGGCCAGCTCGCCGCCAACCGTGGCAGCGCCGAACGTTGGTATTTGGCTGCGGTTGGTCAGCGACAGGGTCAGCAGCTCAAGGTGGGAGCGAACGTTCTTGTACTCGGTGACGAGCGCCACCAGAGCGTCGAAGGTGGTCTCGTCGATACCGCGCGTTGTCAGGTCGACGTTGATCTTGAAGTGGTAAGGCTTGCCACCGTATTTGAACCATTCGCTGACCTTGCCGGACAAGGCCAGCGTCTCCAGCACCTGCTGGATCGCCCAGCGCGTGCCTTTGTACCGGTGCAACTCGATCGACCGCTTCAGCAGCCGCCTGCGCGCCTCGTCATCGAGGGCGAACTGCCAGCCCTCACCCAGGATGTGCAGCTGTTCGGCCAGCACCGGCAGCGCTGAGGCATCTACGGTGTCGACCAGGTAGACGAGCAGTGGCGCCAGGTCGACGCCGCTGATTCTCGCTGCCAGCTGATCGAGTACTCGGAAGCGCTCATCGCTGGCGAGCGGCGGTGGAAGCAGCGGAGCATCAGCCATCAACCGTCCCCGTTACGACCAGCCTGATTCCAGTGCAGCGCGCCCATTCGTTCTCCGCCAGCACGATCTTGGCCGGCGCGATGCGCACGATGTCGTAGACGCCCGCGACTTTGAGTGCCGATTCAACCTGCACGGGCACGATGTCGCGGCCGAGCCCGGCGGCACGGTCTGTCTTGTAGGCGTCCGCTGCAGCTTGCGCCTGGGCCAACACGCTGGCGGCGTCGGTGTTCTTGTAGAGCACCAGTTGGGCATCAATCGCGTAATCGACCGGTGCGGGTGCCAGTACCTGCACCTGGTCAGTCAACGGCCGCACGCGGTCGGCCGAGCAGGCCGCCGCGACTAGCGAGAGCATGTTCGCATCCGGCAGGCCGGTAGTGAGCAGCGGGTACAGCTTCACCGCACCGGGCGTCGGTGACAGCACTGCGACATCGACGATGCTCTGGTGCGCGCTCTTGGCATGGAAGACGTAGGCCAATCGGCTGCCAGCCGTGCTGAACGCTTCCGGCGCCAGCTTGATTCGTTCGCGCAGACGGTCGTTTTCCTCCTCCTCGACGCCGCCGCTGGTGACAGTGGTGTTGGCGGCCGTGACGTCCGAGTCGCCGAGATCGTCGACCAGGTTGCCAATCTGACCCGGCTGCCAGGCATTGCCGGCCGCGCCGGGTTCCTCACAGGTCGCGGCGGCGTCAACGAAAAGCTTGCCCGCCACCAGCGTGACGTCGGTGTCCGTGGCAAAGGTGGCTGTACCGTCGCCGCCCTCGACACGGGTACCGGCCGGGATCAGCAGGTCGGTGACCAGCGCCACCTCGACGCCGAAACGCAGCGTGGTCGTAGCGGGTTGTGCAGGCAGGCGAGTGACACCCACCAGTTCGCCCAGGTAATCCAGCATTGGCGCGCGCGCATAGGCAACCAGGCATTGCTTGGCCGCTTCCTGGATACCGATACGCACCAGCGTTTCGCGGTACGCGATCACATCGATAAGCAGCCGCTCGACCTGTGCTGGATACAGGGTCTTGCCGGTGAGCTGCTCGTACTGAGCGACGATCTCGGCCGTGATGGCTTGGGGGTCGCGATCGATGAAACTCGGCTCGGGCAAACTCATTGGCGCACCTCCGTTTCACGGAGCACGCCATCAGCCAGTTTCCACTGCACGCGCAGTGCGATTCCGGATTCATCGATCGATGGGGTGATCTTCACCAGCTCGCACCGCGGTTCCCACCAGCGGATCGCCTCGACCGCCTCGCGCACCAGGTGCGGAACAGCCTGGTCGACCGGGTAGTCCAGATAAAGGTGGATGTTTGAGCCGAAATCCGGGCGATGCGGGTCTGAGCCCTTGGGCGTGCCCAGAATCACGCGGATGGATTGGTCGATGTCCGCCACCGCTTCGACCACGTCGAAGCTCTTGAGGGCGGGCTGCCAATGAACGGAGGAGATGTCAGATAGCCGGGTCATGCGGCTATCGTGCCGCGATGCCCGACCGGGGGATATTAAAGAGCTTTAGGAGGTTGTCGCGGGTGCGCAGCTGCACCCATGGAAGAGAGTCAACCTTCGCTTCTTACGGATGAAACTGCATGAAGAACTCTTGCGCAGCATCATGTCTCTGATCGTGGACCTTCTTTTTTGCCTCATGCTCCGGTGAGCCAGGATCAAGCTTGTCCAGTTCAGCCTTGAGCGCGCGAACTTCAGCAATCATCTGCTCGAAACGTTCTGCGTGAACATCGTTCCACAACCGTTCTTTTCGTGCTTCCTGTGCTTGGCTCATGTGAGTATCTCCCTGGGGGGCCAACCGATAGACCGAAGCTGTTCCCCTGCTAGTGGCTATGGTGATTCGAATTGCCGCCGGCATCCATGATCGTGCCAGTCGCGGCGACGTTACCGTCGATCTCGATGTTACCAGCCACTTTTGCACCATCGCCGCCTGAGATGGCCATGCCACCCTCGCCGATCAGCTTGCCCTTCACCCGAAAGTTGCCCGTCGTTTCCGCGTTCTGGGCGTCGATCTTCACCGTGGCGCCAGCCTTGAGCAGAATTTCGGTGCTGGCGGTCACCACTACCTTCTGCACGCCGGCGACCGTCAGCACGTGGGTTCCCCGGTCGTACTCCAGGAGTGCACCGTCCTTAAAGCGGATCGCGAACTTGTTCGGATCGCCGACGGGAGGTTTGTCGGCACTGGAATAGACCGCGCCGAGGATGACCCCATCCTCGCCGCGCGCATCGAGCAGGACCGCTACCTGTTCACCCGGGTCGTAGGTCCAGCACGCCTGATCGTCCTGGGTTTTGGGATAGGCGATCGGCAGCCACATCGTGCGCATGTTGTCGAAGTCCGGCAGCCGCACGCGGGCAAAGCCCGGACGGGAAGCGCTGACCGTACCAAATTTGACGGTGGCACCGGATTCCCCAAAAGTCTCGTTCATTTCTTCTTGCTCGCCTGACTCGTACCGACCACGCCCACTTGGCCGTTGGCCTGAACGCCATAGACCTTGAGGGTACCCGTCTTCTTGCTGGTGCCGGCACTACGGCCGCCACTCCCCGTCGTAACCGGAAGCGCGACACGCATGACGTCCAGCTCGGTGGTGTAGCCGCCGCTGCGCTCTATGCGATGGCGGGCCGATTCGACCAGGTACTTTCCGGAGAGCCGGCCGCAATCGACCAGCTCGAATGTCACTCCCGCAACCAGCTTCGGGTTGCCCGGCATTCCGATACTGCCGCCAGTCTGCTGCAGGTTGGCCGCATCCAGCGCAGCCTGGGTCTTGGCTTGCACGGCGGCCTTGGAGCCGCGCGTTGAAAGCTTGAGCGTGTCGCCGCTGGTCGCGCTACCGGAGCGCTTCTTGGTGCTCGCTGTCGTCTGGCCAACCTCAGCCACCTGGTCACCCTGTACGCCGTAGACCACCAGCTTCTTGGTCTTCGGATCGTGGTACTTGCCCTTGGCCTGGGCGTAGACATCCTTGATCTTGTCGCGCAGGCGGATCGAGATCAGATCGGCCACCTTCAGCGTTGTGACGGCGTTGCCGTCGCGCAGCTCCGCCAGCTCAGTGAAGACCAGCTTGCGGTCGACGATCTTGAACGCATAGCCAAACTCCCGCGCCAGGCGCGCAAGGAATGCGACATCGCGCTCCTGGTACTGCGTCACCCGGTCGATGCGGATATCGCGGATTCTCCCGATCAAGGTCAGCTTGTTGCGCTTGGCGATCCGCTGAGCGATCGCCGCCAATGTGGTGTTCTCGTAGGCGCGTCCGACTCGCGTGCGCACCGATGGCGTGACTCCGGTGGCCAGTGCTCGGATGGTGACCGTGGCCGGCGGCTGGGCGAATTCGATCTCGTCGACCTCGAACGAGCCACACGGCAGCAGCGGCGCACTGTCGTAGCCCATCTTGAGCGACAGCTTGTCGCCTTTGCCGGGATACCAGTTCCGCACCCACCTGCCGTCCGCATCCTCCAGTTCGACCTCCAGCTCGTCGGACTGCCCGGACAGATAGTCCGTGTAGGTCACGGCACGCACATAGGGGGTGATGTCGTTCGTGATGTTCTTCTGCTCGTAGGCCAGAACGAACATCGGGTGCGGTGGTTTCGCTACGCTGGTGGGCAGCAGGTCGGTCATCGCAGCCACGGCGGTAACTCCTCGGACAGGTCATTTTGTTCGATGACCGGGATCGACAGCGTCAATCCGGCCGGCAGCGTGACCGTCAGCGGCACGTGCGGATTGGCCGCAACGATGGATTCATAGGCCAGCGGATCACCGTAGTAGCGCATAGCGAGCTGGTCCCAGCGTTCACCTTCCGTCGTAATGTGTGTCAGGTACATCAGATCGCCCTCGTGACAACCTTGCTCGCCAGTTTGCTGATGCTCGGCGCCACTGATTCCAGTGCGCCACTAGCGGTCGAAAGCTGGCCAGCCAGGTAGTCGATGCGGTTGGTCACCGTTGCGGTGCTAACCAGCGACAGGGCGCTCTCGCCGTTGCGAACAGCGCCCAGAGCATTGTCGCTAGCACGCAGGATGCTGGCCGCTTCCGGCAACTGGTTGGACAAGCCGGACAGCGTCGGCGACAGGTTCTCCAACGGGCCGGAAACCTGTTTCACGCTGGTGAGCAAACTGGGGACGCGACCGAGTGCTGCCTGGGGGTTGTCTCCCAGTTTCTGCGCCACGCGCGCGGCGTCGACCGCAACGCGCAACGCGGACTGCGCCTGGTTGGCATACGTCACCGCTTGGCGGATGCCGTCACGCACCGTCGAGGTCGCGCCGGTCGCCTTGCTGAGCGTCTGGCTCGCCGACAAAGTTTGAGCGGCTGCCGGTGGCAGCTTCGGCTGTACGGCGGGTGGCTGCACCGGGTTCGTCTTGTCACCGACGAACTCGCGCAGGGTGATATTCGCGTCGAGTGCGATCAGGGTTCCAGCCTGGTCGGTTTGCTTGCTGAACGACTGCACATCTGTCAGCACGAACCAGCCTTTGTAGTCCCCATTGCCAAGCACCAGAGTCATTGCCTGGTGGGCCACCAGAGCGGCCTTGAGCTTGGCCAGCTCGGCTTCCGGATCGCAGTAGTACGCATGGAAGGCTAGCTGGATGCGGATTTCGTCGAGTTTGTCCCCCATGAACTGCAGGCGAGGCTTGCCCGCGATCAGCGCGTGCTCAGCGAAATCTGCCCCGAACTGCGATTCGAACCCGTCGAAGTAGGTGATGAGGTCAAACTGGATGTCGCCCAGGAGCGCGTACATCAGTAGGTTCTCCGTGTTTGCTGCGCGGTCACGCGCAAGATCAGTTGCTCCAGGTCACGCAGCGATAGGTTGAGCGCCTCTGTGATCTGCCCTTTGACGCCCTCGGTGTTACCACCTTGCACCTGGATCGTTGGACTGAAGTGAACGGTCATGCTGCCGGCGCCGGTCGTTGCTCCACCTGCCGAACTTGCGCCAGCCCAACGGCCATGGACGCGCTGGGCGGCTGCAGCCGCGGCTGCGTTTGAAGCCATGCTGGCAGCTGCTCCAGAGGCGAGCTTGGCTGAGCGGCCGATGCCGATCGCCGCCCCCTGGGCGATGTTGTCACCGAAGCCCATGAAGACCCTCGACGGCGACTTGATGCCGAGGGTGTTGGCGAACCAGCCTTTGATATTGGAGCCGAAGGCAACAACGCTGTCGCGGGCCGATGCAAGCTTGGACGTGACGCCGTTCACAAGTCCGTTGATGATGTCGGCACCGGCCACGAAGAACTGGTTCTTCAGCCCCTTCAGCCAGTGCCATCCGGCGAGTACGGCGGCCTTGATCTTGTCCCAGTTCTTCCACACCAGGTAGGCAGCCACACCGATCGCCGTCACCGCCAGCCCGATCGGGTTGAGCAGCAACGCGCGCCCCAGCCAGAGGACTGCCTGCCCTGCAAAACGCAGGCCGGGAACGAGATTTCCAATCAGGAGCCGGCCCAGGAACAAGGCGCCACGGCCCGCCAGCATTAGCGGCCCACCAAAGGTCATCAGCAGGCCCTGGCCGAACGGCACCAGAAAGCGCCCGAATGCCAGCACACCGCGCCCGAGAGAAAGCAGCAAGCCGCCCAGCCTGCCGAATCCAGCTGCAAGCTTGGCCGCCGTTCCCGCACCAACGCCAAACACCTGGAAGACCGTTGCTAGACGCGGGGCACCGCCGAGCACCAGCGCGCGCATCAGGGTCCATTTGGCGGAAGCTGTGGCGAGGGCTGTGCCCAGCAGATTCAGTGGCGATTTGACGAAGAAGTTCAGACCCCAGCCCAGAGCGAGCGTGGCCACCTTGAGACCGACGACACTCACAGCAAAGCCGGCAACCGCCCGGATTACGCCTGGATGAGCAGCGGCAAACTGCCCGATCTTGTCGATCATGGGCGTGAGTGTGTTGAGCAGATTGGTCAGCGATGGCAGCAGCGCGTTGCCGACCGTGATTCCCACGTCAGAGATTCTCGTCTTGAATTGCTCCCACGCCTTGGCCGCCAGTTCGGCACGCTTCTGGTAGTCCTGGTCGATGGTGCCCATCGCCTCACGGCTGCCCATCTTCTTCTTGTTGTCCTGGTACTTGTCCCAACCCTGACGCATTGCCAGCAGATGGTTGATGGTCTGGATGTCTTGGAAAACCTCGTTGAGACCGAAGCTCTCCATCAGCCGACGCTGTGCCTCCTCGTCGCCTTTTGCGCCAGCTGCCTTCCATTGCTTCATGAAGGCATCGCCTCGGGTGGAGATGAACTTTTGCGCGATCTCCAGAGACGCTTCATAGCTGGAGTAGCCGCCCGCAACCAGGTTCTGCATCGAGCGCTGATAGTCCACACCGGCCTTGCTGTAGGCGTCGATGGTGTGTTTGGCGTTCATGTGGGAAAGCCAGTTGCGCAGATTGGTCACCGCCTCGTCACCGGTGCCGGCACCTTCACGGCCCACTTCCAGGCTGGCAATGATCTGCGTCAGGGCGTCTTGCCCCTTGATACCCTTGGAGGCAAAGGCTGCCGTCATCTCGGGCAGCGCCTTGGCCATATCCTTCAGCTCGAAGCGGCCAAGCTTGCCGCCGTAGGCCGCCCGGTTGAACGCCTCCTTGAGCGCGGCATCTCCCTTGATGCCCAGGGTTTCCGACAAGGAATAGACCATCCCGGCAAGGTCTTTCATATCGGCGTTGGTGGCGGTGGCCACCTTGCCGAGCAACGCCGAGTATTCGCCGGCCTTGTTCGCATCCATGCCAGCTGCGACCAGCGTGCCCACGCCCTCCAGGATCGCGGCATGCCCTTGATTGGTGGAGAGTGCAGCCCTGCGGATCGCCTCGCCGACCCTGAACTCTTCCTGCTTGGTCAGGTTGCCGGTGATTGCGATGTCCCGCAGGCCAGCCTCGAAGCTGGCCGCCTGCTTTACCGCGCCGATGAGCGGGGTGGCCGTGGCCTTCGCTGTGAGATAGGTGCCGACCATTTCCGCGCCGAGCCCCACACGCTGCTGGCGCAAGGCTTCACCGGTAGCCAGGCGTGCCGCCAATGCGCCTTGCTTGGCGGCAACGGCTTCTATCGTCTTCCCCAGTTGCTCGTACTGGCGCCTCAGCTCGCCAACGTTGCGGGTGGGATGAGCCATCGCGCGGGCCATGACTTCGCCCAGGCGGGTATGCTTGGCCTGGAGGGCGTCAGCCAGCCGGCCAAGGCCCATCATGGTGGTTTTAGCGCCGGCCAGCGCGCTGCCGAAGCTGGCCAGCATGGTGGCGCCGATCTTGACGCCAATGTAGAACTCGCTTGCCATGCGGTTACCCCGGATTTAGGATGCGGTTATGGACATCGAAACCCTTGCCGAAACCATCGCTTACGCGCTTTTTGCTGTGCTTGCGGCGGCGCTTGGCGTCTGGCTTTTGATTGAGCTGCCACTCTGGGCGGCACCGCTCGCGTTCGGCGTTGCGGTTTTCTTCGGGCTGGCCTTCGTCGGCCCAGCCATTGCGGCGGTGGCATTTGTTGCCGCCGCCGTGATCAAGGCAGCGGCGTGGCTGGTCAGCCATCGCCGTGCTCGCGCTTGATCTGTTCGCTGGCGCCCTCGACCCAACGGCAGAACCTGTCTACCGTCAGCCGGTCAATCTCACTCGGCTGAAACCGGAACCACCTCGCCAGCAGCTTCTCGCCCGCCCACAGGTTGTCTGGTGACACCCACGAACTCCAGAAATCGGGCCTTCACCACCTGGTAGTCGGCGGCGTCCATCTCATCCAGGTCTTCCGGCACCAGACCGCACATGCGGGCTACGCCGTTCAGCTCAAGCAGTACCTCATTGCCACCGCTTTGCTCGCCAATCGTTTTCAGGTCTTTAACCTTAAGGCGACGAATCGTGGTGGAGCGGATCTCTTGGCCGGCCGCCGTAGTGAAGGGGTATTTCAGGGTGATATTCATGGAGCATCCTTCGCAAGGGTTGATAAATAAGGAAGTACACGAAGGATTGTCGGTCGGCCCCGGAGTCAGGTCAGTTAAACAACTTTAGCAATTGGCATCCGGTGGCGGATTTCCCTCTGCGCACTGGACTGCCCGCGCTAATGATGGCTGGTCGACGGCGACAGACACCCAGGCTGCGGAGGCACAAGTGTCATCTTGCGGGGAGGAATTGGTGGCTCCCAAAGTGTCCTCGGTTGCCCCGGCACATTTACCTAACCAAGCTCATCGAGTGAGTCACCGCGACAATCCATTGAATACCGACCACTGCACCATAGGCGATCGCCAGAACGCCGATGTAGAACATGGTCACATAGCCGACTATTGCCCATCGAGGGGGGTGAGGTGTTGGGAGAACGTTGAGGTATTGCGCGACCCCCTCATCGGACTTGGTGTATGCGTTGATTCGATGCCAAGTGATAGGGGGAAAGTACAAATACGAAACCATGATCTGCTCGTTCGGAACGATTGCTGGAACGATGATCTCCCATCCGCCTGGGGTTGTGACCTTGCTTTCGTGTTGAACAGGGGGTTCGATGACGTAGTGCGGAATCTGCAGGTTGTGCCCGATTCGAACATTAAAGGCTGTCTTTTTTCCCGTGTTTCTGACAATGACGCTGTGAACATTCACCTGGGAACTAAGTGCACTAGGAGGCACCGAGGACTCGCCCCCCTGCATGGCGGGACGTTGCGACTCTTGGTCGGTAGGGAGCAAAAATCCAGCTGCATGCGCCATGTATGTAACTAGCTTTGGCCGGTTCTCAATTCGTTTGTTGATAGCTGCGACGACAACAGCAGTGAGAATCGGAAAAAGGAGCTTGCTTACCCAATCCCAGTCGAGCGGCATGTTCATCTCCTGTTGAATACGTATGTCTGGTGCCCCGTTTTGGTCCCTACAACTCTCTTAGCGTAGCAAAACGGCGGACGGAGATGAGCGAAATACGTTAGCCGACACACCGTGTATTGAGCGTACCCAGTCTCGCGACGCAGCAGTCTGGGCACCAACCATCAAATCTAAGACCCCAAATGAAAAGGCCCACCGAAGTGGGCTAGTAGAATAAGCAGTTAAGGATCACCCGCCGATGTTGCTGCGGTAATCGGCCAGCATGTCTTCACCGTTGACACGGAAGATGTTGGCCATGTAGTCCAGTTCAAGCACCTCCTCGCCATCGATGACCTGCTTGATGTAGGTCGCCCCAAACGCCGAGCCGAATTCGGCATTCTCATGCTGCTTGAACATGCCGAGCGGGTTCTTCTTGAACATCACCGTGAGGAAAGTGACCAGCTTCACCTCCTGGAGGCGGCCCTGGGAGCCGTAGGTCTCGATGCTGGAACGGCACTGCAGTTGCACCGCCTTGAACGGGTTGGCGACGGTCTTGGCCACATCCTTGTACAGCGAGTTCCACTTGATCTCGCCTTCCAGCTTGTCGAAACCGGATGGCAGTTCGATCTTGCCTACCATGCCGACCGCCTTGTGCTCCTGCATGATGGCAGAGATGTCCGGCAGCTTGACCTCTTCGGCGCGGCCGAGCATCGAGCTGCCGTTCACGTAAATGTTGGCGTTGGTGATGCGGTTGATCTCAATCTTGCCGGCCATGATCAGTTACCTCCCTTCAGGGTCAGCAGGTATTCCGAGGTGATCTCGGTCTCGAACGTCAGGCGCTCCATCGGCGGCTTCGGTGTGTACTTGTAGCTGATCAGCAGGTGACCTGCCTCCAGCTCGGTCTGCGGGTTGCGCGCCGGGTTGAACCACGCCTTGAAGCCCAGCAGCGCGCCGTCGCCAATCATCTTGCGGCCGTACCCGTTCACCGATTCCACCAAGTCGTCGATCAGCGCCTGGTCGATCAGCATGTCGAAGTACTGCTGGCTGAAGTAGCGAATCGACTCGTTGATCATGTCGCCTGTACGGCGCACGTTCTCGAAGTTGCGCATGTGGCTCACAGTCGGCCAGGCCGCCGTGCGGTTGCCCCACAGCCGGTATCCCGAGCCGTAACTGGAGAACACCGTCGTAATGCCCTGCTCGTTGAGCAGGTTCACCTCGGACTGCGGATCGTCGATCATGGCCGAGAGTTGGCGCTCCACGCCGATCACGCCCGCCAGTTCCTGGTTTGAGTTGGACCACCAGAAGCCCTTGTCCAGGTCAACCTTGGCGCGCAAGCCTGCCGCGCGGGCCGACAACGGTTCCAGGCGCTCGGCGTTGAGCGCCGTGTCAAACACCTTCACGTGCGGGTAGCACAGGCGCACGCGGTCGCTGGAGGTGTTGAAGTTGATGGTGCCGTTCGGACCACGGCCCGCCAGTGCCTGGGCGAACGTCGTGCCGATCGGTGCGTCGATGTAAGCGATCGCGTGCAACTGGTCGGCCATCGCAATCAGCTCGGTCGCCACCGAGTTCTGCGTGCAGAAGGCCGGCGCGATCAGGGTTTTGGCGAAGAAGCCGAACTGGTTGTAGGTGTCCTTGAGCGCCTTCAGGCCCGTGCGCACACCCGCAGCGTTCACTGCGCCGATGATGTCGGCTGCCGTCACCTTGGTCGGGTCGGCATAGTCGTAGCTGGCCTTGGCACTGCCGCTGGCCGCGATGCGGCCACCTTTTACGCGGGTCAGCGTGCCCGAGAGGGTATCGACGGTGTAGTCCGTGCCGAGCACGTAGGTGGTCAGGCCGTCGTTGCTCTTGAGCAGCAGCGCGGCCACCGCGCCGTGCGCGAGCGTCACCTGGTCGGTCGAAGCGTTGAAGACGACGGGCTCGGAGGCAACGGCCGTCTTGTGGATCGCCGGGTCGAGCACGTTGATCACGATCACCGTGCCTGTGCCGTGGTCGTAAATCGCGTCCAGCGCCTGCGGGATAGTGAAGCCGGGCAACTGCGTGCCAAACGCGGCCGCGCCCTTATCGGACAGCGTGAGCGTGGGCACATTGACCGCCCCGATCGGCGCGGTGCCGATCAGGCCGATCACGGCCGACTTGACCGTGCGAACGGGACGGGGGCCGTTCTCGACCTCGATGGTTTCTACACCGTGCAAGTAGTTTGCGGGCATCTTACGCTCCCTTGGTTGCGGATTCGTCGGTGCCGGCGTTGGTGCGCGCCGACGTCTTGGCAGCGCTCTTGACCGGCGTCAGGTGACCCAGCGCGAGCAGCGTCTGGATGTACTCATGCTCTTCCGGCAGCTCGATCTCGGTGTCGGCGTGCAGCATGACCTCCCGGATGTCTTCACCCTGTTGCAGGGTCACGCCGCTGGTCGGGCCGCTGTAGCGGTACTTCATGTTTGTTCCTCATAGGTGATTTGAGTCAGGGGCTGGCCGGTATTGACGTCCGCGTCTTCCACCAGCATCGATTGCGAGGCCAGGTCCACCGCGTACTGCCAGAGACCGGCCGTTTCGCCCAGAAATTTGTCGGATACGGCCCAGACCTTGCGGCAGTCCGGCGGCTGCCAGCCGATCAGCACACGGCGTACGTCGTCCACCACATCGACAGCGCCGCCCCGGCCGTTGAGCTGGCGCAGGATCACCGTGACAGACAGCTTCACGGTGCGCGGCTGCGCGATGTAGGTGACATCGACGGTCTTGTCGAACTGGCTACCGAGATAGCTCACCAGCAGCGCGCCTCTCGGGTGGTTCAGCCGGTATTCCGCCGGCTTGTCCGGGAAATACTCGACCGCCAGTTGGGGCAGCTTCGCCTTCAGGCGCGCGACCAAGGCGTCGATGATCTGCAGCGTCGTGGCCATCAGCGGTAGCGACCCAACAGGTCAGAATCAAAGCGGCGCGGCCGCGCCCGAACCTTCATCTCGCCGGGCTCTGGAGCTGCTGCACCGGTCGGATCGCCGATCGTCAGCTTGTTGTCTCGGATGGCCTCCAGCATGCGGAGCGAAGACTTGTAGGTGCGGGTGACTGCCTCGGGTAGCTCGCTGCCTTCCGGCCGCCGCGCGTACAACCAGTGCCGCGCCAGGTTGACCGTCATGTCCTTGACGACAGACGGCACCGGATCGAGCGGCAGGTTGTAGCGGCCACGCAGGTGCGCATCGACCAGCTCTTCGGCCTGCCTGACCGCCTCCTCGACCACCGCCTGGTTGAAGGCAGCGGCCGACTCGTCGTCGTTGGAGAGCCAGGTCAGCGTCTGCGGCGGCATGGCCAGTTGCAGGTCGGCAAGCGAGCAGTAGCGCATGGATGCCTCAAAACGTGGTCGGACGGGCAACCGCGCGCGTCAGCGCCATGAAGCCTTGCTGCAGGTGGTCCTGGCCGATCGTCATCCAGCGGTCGGTCTCGTACGCTTCGTCGCTGACGGCGATCAGGGTCTGGTCGCCCACCTGCACGGGATCACCCTCGATCTTGAAGGCCGGCAAGCGTCCACGCAGCCTCTCCACGAGCATGCCCACTTCGGCCGCCTTGGCTTTCACCTCGTTCATCAGGGCGACTTCATCCTCGGTCAGATCGCGATAGCCGGTAATGAGCTTGTGCTGGTTATCCATGCTCAGATGCCCCGCACGATACGGATCACGTCACCAGCTGCTGCAGCGGCGTCCAGGGCGAAACCGTTGCTGATGCCGGCAGCCTTGGTGATGGCCTTGCCACTGGCGTCAGACTCGATCTCGGCGCCGGCGGCGATGGCCGCACCAGCCTCCACCAGTAGAACGCCGTGGGTGTTCACCGACGCTTGCTCGCCAGCATCGGCGTTGGTCTCTGCGGTGCCCAGTGCCTTGGCGCCAGCGGCACAAACATCGCCAGTCAGGCCGACGAAGCGCAGCCGCGTCAGCGCTGCCACAGCCAGGACCGTGACGGTCAGGCAGATTTGTTGGGTCTTCACGCGTTACCTCCTTTCTTGGTGGTCTTGGCTTCGGCTGCGACCGGCGACACGTGGTCGTCCAAATCGGCAGCTTCGTCTTCGGTCAGTTCGATGGGTTTCCCGGGCTCGACGCGCTCGCCATTGAAGAGGATCGGCGTGGCGCCGACCCGGTAGGACGTCTTTTCCTCGGCCATCAGGTCGGCTCCCGTCATGCGTTGGTGTCGGCGATCAGGTAGCCGGCTTCGGCACCGAGCAGCACGGTCTGGAAGTTATCGGTGTTACGCACCAGCTCCAGCTTGCCGTCCTCGGTGCGCGTGTCGATCTGCGGCATGCTTTTCTTGCGCAGCGTGTAGCCGAACGACGGCTCGTAGGGCGTGCGCTCGACGCCTGCGCGGCCCGGTGCGACGTAGGCAAGCACGATGTTGTCGCCCCACAGGTCGCCGAAGACGCCCTTGTCGTTGGCGTAGATGGCGCGGCCGACGACGATGTTTTCGACTTCCAGGATTTCCTTGATCAGATCGAGCGTCAGCACACCCTTCATGCTGTACTTGATGCGTTCGAGGAACTGCGGGTGCTGCTTGAGCGCCTTCCAGGAAGCCGCGCCGATGACGGCGGTGTTCGGGTAGCGGCCGATCTTGCCGCGCACGGCTTCCTTGCCGTCTTCGATCACGCCGATGGGGTCAGAGTTGGCCTTGTCGGTGAAGCGGCTGGTACCGGCCAGGACGATCTTGTTGCTGGCTGCGTAGCTGGCCGTGTTCTGCACCAGGTCGGCCACCTTCTTTTCGTGGCGCAGGCGGATGCCTTCGGTAACGACGTGGGTGGCGTGAGCTTCGAGCGGGAAGGCAGCCTCGTCGCTTTCGCGGTAGTCGATCGGGTATTCCAGATCGTGCTCGTCGAGCGAGATCGTCACGCCATCGCCGTCTTCGGGGTTGATGCGGTTGGACCTCGCACGCAGCGCCCGCTCGGTGTTGTAAATCTTGAAGGCTTCTTTCCCGAACTTCGGAATCTTGCCGCCTTCCTTGTCCACCGGGACATACGGAAACAGCACGGTGCCCACCAGGTCGGCATTGGTGTAGCCGATCGACAGGTTGGTCAGAACAGGGTCAACGACCCGCAGGTTGGACAAACGCCCCATGGAGTTCTCCAGGCTTGGGTTACTTGATCACGCAGGCCGCAGCGGTGGCGTAGTCCACCTTGTGCTCCTGCATGTACTGACGGATCTGACGATCCAGTGCGAGGCGTCCCTGGTCGACGTTCTCGCCGTAATCCACCGTTTCGCCGTTGGCATGGCTGCCCGCGTTGGCCTTCGTGGCGGTCTCGCCAAACTCGACCACCTTCGGCAGCTCGCCCAGGAACGACTTGAAGGCCGTCGCCAGCGGCTGCTTGGCATCGCCTTCGCCGAATTCGACAGCGGTCTCGCCATCGGCAAAGTCGAGGAAGGCGACCACGGCGTCCTTGTGTTTCGGTGCGAGCTTGCCTTCGCCGATCAACTGCTCGGCATAGGCCACGTGGTCACCGTGGCGCTTGGCTTTGGCGCTCGCTTTCTCGCGAGCGTCGGCTTCTGCCAGGCGCTGTTTCAGCTGGACGTTTTCGGCCTCCAGTGCGGCCTTTTCTTCAGGGGTCACTGCATCGATCTCCTGGTGAGTGGAACGGGTGGGATTAGCGGACGGATCGGCGAACGCGGCGCGCGGCTCGTCGTCCTGGCGGGCGGCTTCGCGGATCGTTTCGATCTGCCAGTCGGGCACGACCTGGTCGGCGGTTTCCTGGCCAAACTGGGCGAGCAGCCACTCGCGCATGCGGCGCCAGAGCGTGGCGTTGGTTTCCATGCCCCAGTCGCTGAACTCGACCACGCCATCGTCGACGTCGGAAAATTCGACGGGCTTGAGTCCCTTGACGGCGGGCGGTTGCGCGCCGAGAAAACCGACATGGCGGAGGTAGTACGCACCCGGCACAGGGTTGTTGGGCGCGTCGGGCAGATAGAAGCTGGCGCTGATCTTCTTGTAGCGGCCGGCAGCCACCAGCTCGGCGAAGTTGGCGTCGACCTGGTGCGTGTCGGCCGACAAGCCATCGCTGTTGGCGGTAAGCGACTTCACCCAGCCGTAAGCGGGTGCATCGTGCTTCGGGTGACCGATGACGATCGGCGCCTCGTGCTTGGCCGGGTCATATGCGCGGGCACTTGCCGCGAGGTCTGAATCGCAAAAATCCAGCGTCACACCAGACATCGCGGTCTGGCGGCCGGGCTTGAAGATGTGAAGAGGTTGGGTCGTGTTCATGCCGCCATGATCGGCGGCGAACAGGGGACGGTCTTTTAATCGACTTTACTGTTTCCCGGCAGGACGTGAAAACGTGCGGGAGGATGTGGGCGGCGCTTCGCTCATCAAGCCTTTATAAAACATTCCGAGACGGCGATCACGGCATTGGGCTGCCGTTGGACGTCTAAACGCTCGCGACGCTGCGAAAGCGGCTAGGCGCCGGCCGCAGTCTTGATGTGACGCAGGATGGTGCCGAGTACTGCTTCATGCGCCTCCGGCTGCAGGCTGCCGTCCACAGTGACCGGCAAATACGGGCGAGCCAGGATGTCGACCTTGCCGCCGCGCCCAGCTGCACCGCCGAACTGATGGATGGCAGCGTAGACCTTGTTGCTGCCGATTGCCGCCTCTGTGCTGTCATAGGCAGACGACACTGAAGCCGCCAGTTGGCCCGTGTGCTGCAGGATGCGAAAGCTGGATAGCTGCCGCTGAGCGGAAGCACGCAGCTTACCGGTCTTCGTGTACGCCTTTTTGCCGCCCAGGCGTGCATCAACGGTTGACGTGCTCAGCGGTTGCCACCTGGGCCGCCCTTCAGCCTCGAAATTTTCCTCGACCACGTGCTCCAGAGTGCCGGCGATCTTGCGCATGGCTGGCGTCATGTCGAGGACCGACGATGCTAGGCGAGACAGAGCCACCTGGAACTGCTCATTGCCAACAGTGATGCTGACAAACTTGCTCATTGCAATTCCTTCTTGGCCAGCTCGGCAAGATTGCCGGTGTAGCGGCTGATGTCAGGCACCCAGGCAGCCGCACCTGGGTTGTAGCTCCAGCCCACGTCGGGCGAGATGACGATCTTGCGTTTGCCAGTCCGATCGTCCGGGTGCCGGGTGGTGTACGTCGTCACCTCCCGCCTCTCGCCGCTCTTCTCGGACACCAGGCGCATGGCCGTGCCCAGTTTGCCCTCGGATGTCTCGATCTTGATCCCGCGCACCTCGATGTCGTCGGTCGATAATGCCACGACGCGACAGCGGCACCCCCAGCCGTTGGGCGGGTAGAACGAGGACCAGAACGGATCGTCGTAGCGGAACACCTTTCCGTTCAGCGCCCGATGGCTGGGCCGGGTGTGGCTGTCCAGGATGGCAACGTACTTCCAGTACGGCCGATCGTCCACGTTCTCCAGCTGGCGCTGGAAGCGGCCTGCCATGTACGCGGTCTGTACGTTGGTGCGGAAGATCGTTTGCAGTCGCCACGGACTGCCCAACTGCACCTGGCTGACTTCCCCTGTCGCGGCGTCCACATGCTCTTGCTTGCCCCACCAGCCCTTGGCCTGGAGTACGGGCGTCAGCTCTTTGGTAAACCAGTTTGCAGTCTTACCTTCAGCAAGGGCCTTGTTCAGCGCGTCGCGGATGTCCTGCAGGATGTCCAGGCGAGTAGCCTTGGCCACCGTGAATGCCTGGGCTTGGGCGTCCTGCCACAGCTCCTGCCAATTCCAGGTGATGGCGAACCCCTTGCGCTGGAAGTAGGCCACGGCGTCCTGCGGGGGCAGGTTCATGGCATAGGCCAGATTGACCTCAGCCATGCAGCACGCCCCACAGCTTGGCGGTGAAGATGACGCGCGCCAGGCGTTCCTGCAGCCCGTTCGCGTCCATCTCGGGGTACAGCTCGGCCAGTGCGCCGAGTAACCCCTCAGGCGATGCGCCGGCCTTGACCTTCTGCAGGATTGGGCGGAACAGCTTGAGTGCCAGAACGTTCATCTCGGCATTGCTGAAATCATCGAGCGCGGCGTCGATTGCATCCTGGTCGGGAGCCGTGTCGTCCCCCTCGGCAAACTGGGCTCCCGGCACGTCAGGCACGGCCGCTTCATCCAGATCGCCGTCCTGCAAGTTGTAGGCGCGCTTGAAGTAGGCCGGCGTGAGCTTGGCACCAGCCCTCACGAGCCTCTCGTCGCGCTCGGCCAGCACCTTGTCGACGTCTTCCTGCTCCCACAGCGAGAACACCGGGCGAGCGCCATCGTTGAAATTCAGCTCGCACACCCAGCGGATCAGCGTGTTGAAGGCTTCCTCGACAATAGCCTTGTCGCCGTCGCGGATGTCACGTGTCACTTGAAGCCCGGCCTGGGCCGAGGCACGAGTGCTATCAGCCTCAGTGGTCTGGTTCTGACCCAACAGCGCGATCGATACCTCGGAGCGGCAGAAGTGCAGCAGCCGCTCGTAGACTTCCGTGCTACCGGTCTTGCCGGCCGCTTCCTTGATCTCGACACTCGAATCGTCAGGGATGACGGCCACCGCGTCCTGCACCATGTCTTCCAGGCTATCGAGCAGCAGATTGGTTTCGCTGTCCGAGGCGCTGCGGGGGTGCTTGCCAATCACCCAGGGCGCGCCGTACTTCTCCGTGAACTGCACCCAGAACTTCAGGCCGCCTTTCTTGAAGGTGGTTGGCCAGAAGCACATCGACAGGTCAGCAAAGCCGTAGGGGTTGTCATAGCTGGCGTCCTGGCGCGGCACCAAGAATTTGCGCGGCGGCAGCTCCTCGCCCTGGATCATGTTCTGCCGCGTGCGCAAGCGCAGTTCGTTCTCGGGGGAGTAGAGAAACCAGTCCGCCGGTTTGCCGACCACGTCCACCGGCACCAGGTAGCTGCCGACCTTGCCCCACATGATTTCCATCGGCTGGTAGCCGTACAGCACCGCATCCAGCATCTGCGTGATGATCTGCGACAGGTCCAGGTCGGCGAAGATGCTCTCGATCGATTTGGCCACGCGGCTCTTCGCCTTATCGCGGTCCAGGCCCCATTCAAGCGCCTTCACGGCGGCCTTGCGACGGCGGATGCAGCCGCCCACGTGCGCGTCAGCGCGCAGCTCGCGGTAGACCTTGATGTCCTTGCCCAGCGCCTTGAGCACCGGGTCCGGGTTGGGCAAGTACATACCCAGCCCGTAGAAGTCGATGCTGCGGCTGCGCGTGGCCATCTGGTCGGACAGCGATTTGCTCGGTTCCCCGAACTGAACGAACTCGGTGGGGCTGACCCACATGCCTTTGGTCTTCATCAATACCCCTGAGTGATGCGGGCACCGGTGCGGCGGCGGCGGGATTTGACCGTCACCGGGCCTTTGTTGATCTCGCGGCTGGCGAAGTACGCCAGCGCCACAGCCACTGCGGCGTCGCCGTGGCGCTTGCCCTTGTCTTCGCCGGTGGTGCGAGTGTCCGGAATGCGCGGCACGCCTTTGATGACCTGCACCGCGCGCAAGTCGGCCAGCACGTCGGCATCCTTCGGCAAGCCGTCGAGCGTGCCGTCTTCGAGCGCAGCCTTGACTGGCGGCATGTGCTCGCGGTACCAGGACTCGGACAGCATCACCTGCTGGATGCGCGAAGCGCCGTAGCGCTGCATGGCGACCTCTGCCAGGAACTGGCCGTTGCCGCGCGCATCGAATGCCCCGCCTGTGAAGCGCGGCAGGCGATCGAGCAGGTAGAAGGCGATCTGTTCCTGCTGGCGGAAGGGAACGTTGCGCAGCTCGACCAGGAACGGCACGTGGCGAACCAAGTTCTGTGCCTGGATCAGCGGCACATGCACAGTCAGGTCACCGGTACGGCCAAAGTCTTCGCCGTTAAACGAGATGGCTTCTGCAGGCAGCGCGGCGAGCATCGGCGCCAGGCCAGCCTCCAGCCAGTCACGGCAATCGGCTGCGCGGATGTGGTCAGGTAGCAGCTCGAAGCCGGCCTTGCACTCCCAGCGCAGCACCGGCGTGTCGGCCGACATGCGCGACTCGATCAGCGCGCGCGACAGCCAGGCACCTCCAGAGTTGGCGGGTACGCAATCCAGCTCTTCCTCGGCACCGGCGCCGTAGAAGGCGTAGACGTCGGTCATCCAGGCGGCTTCTTCCTCGGCCGTCCATGCCTTGCTCAGTCGCAGGCAGACGCGCCGGTACAGGCCATCGCTCACGGCCTCCTTGAAGGTCACCCGATGCATGGTGCCTTTGCGTTTGCCGGCCCGGATGTCTTCCACCAGCTCATTGAACGGGTTCTCCGCGCTGTTGTGCGTGGAGATGACGCGCACGCGGCCGCCCCAGATCAGCATGGCCAGCGCTGCCTTGAGCAGCTCGGCCAGTTGATCATGGAATGCGGCTTCGTCGATCACGATGGTGCCCTGCCGGCCGCGCAGGTTGGACGGCCGGCTGGTGAGCGCCACGATGCGAAAGCCTGATGCTGGAAAGCGGATCGTGAAGGTCTTGATGTGCTTGTCGTCTTCGTCGTCTTCCCAGAAGCCATCTTCGATCTCAGTCGCGGCATGGTTGAATGCCCGCGCCCACATCGCGCACGCCTGGATGTACTCGATCGTCATATCCTGGTTGTACGCGATGTAGTAGACGTTTTGCCCACCGGCCGAACGGTTGGCGGCTGCGGTCAGCACGTTGTCCGCCGCTTCGCCCCACGTCAGGCCCGTGCGTCGGCTCTTCTCGATCACCTTCAGCGGCGATTTGTCGGCAACCCAGCGCTGCTGGTAGCCCATCAGCACTGGTGGCGCGTCGACAGAGGCCGTGTTCGGCAGGCGGGCGGGGACCAGGCTCATGCGGCGATCCCCAGGATTTCACGGCGCAGCGCATCAACCGATTCGGCTGACAAGCCGCCTTTCTTGGCGATCTTCTCGACGTTGGCAGCGGCTGCCTCGGCACGGGCCTGCACTTCCTGGCGAAAGCGTTTCTGGTTCACGCTGGCACGCGCAAGGGTGGCGATGTTCTTGGCCGCACTCGACAGCAGCCCAATGCGGTCGGCCGGGTCCAGCTCTTCATCGCCCGCTTCCTGCAGGTTGATGATGCTTTCGAACAGCTCGGTCTGCACGAGCGCGATCACCGCCTCGGAGCGGGCGTCCTGATCGTCGGCGGCTCCTTCGGTCAGCATACGAGCGGCTTCCGTGCTCGCTTTGATGGCTGCGAAGCGGCGCTCGATTTTCTGGCCATAGCGGTGGATGGCGCTCTTGCTGATCTGATACCCCTGTTCGCGCAGCATCGCCTCCAGCGCCTGGTAGCCGCTGAAGTTGCTGTCCGCCAGCGCGCGCTCTAGCCAGCGCCGTACGTCTTCCGGCAGGCCGTCGATGCTCGATCGGCGAGCCATCACTCGCTCCAGTACTTCGCGGGCCGGGCGATGCCCGGTGCGCAGTCGATCGTGTACTCGGCCAGGTCGACACCGTAGCGGGACAGGTCGGCAAACCAGGAGCCGGAAGGCGTCTTGTTCAGGTCGACCAGCTTCCGGTCAGCCAGGTAGTCCAGTTCGCGCCGGACCTCCAGCGCAGTGGCATCCGGGTAGATCGCGCGCATCACGTCCAGCAGGAACTGCTCGCTGACGGTGTGCGGGCGGGCTTTGTTCAGCGTGTTGATCAGGTTCCAGCGCATGGACTCGCGCCGGACCTTGGCGTGGTCAACCATGATTGACTCCCTTCATCTGTACCACTTCAAGCTTGTTGTAGAGGGCATCCAGCTTGGCTTCGATCACGCTTTGGCCCCGAACGTAGTCTTCGCGTCGGACGTACTGCAGTGGCAGATCGGCCTTGAAGCTCATGAATTCGCGCTCAAGGCGTGACACGGTTTCCGCTTCCTTGCTGATCTGTTTGAGCAGCGTACTGATCTGCTCCTCCTGCCTCTGGTCGCGCTCGGCTTGGCGCCGTTCGATCTGCGAGAGCAGTACCTTGCCCGCGCCGAGCATGAAGCCCAGGAACGCCCCGAGCATCGTGACCATCTGCCAAAACTCCACCTGCACCGTCATTCGCGAGTTCCTCTGTCTTGTTGAAAATCCATCAATGCTTGGTGGCCCAGTCGACCAGGTCGATCACGCGGCCAGCGCAGATTCCGTAGGCGTCGTACATGGCCTTGAGCGTGAGGGCCACGTCGTCCGCGCTATTGCTGGCCGGCTCGGGTGGCGGTGGGCACGGCACCGAGTACTCCGCCGGCAGCGGCCGCGGCTGCGCGGTTACGAGCGGCCTGGATGAGGCGCATGCTGTCAGCATCGAAGCGACAATCAGCACGGCTGCGGGCAGTCTTGGCGAGTGCATCGCGTAGCTCCTTGGTCGATTTTTGGTCTTGTTCTGCGCGTTGAGTGAGCGCCTCGCGCATTTGCTGGCTGGCGGACTGGCTGTCCTGGATCAGCTTCCCGCTCGCTTCAAGCAGCGCGGTCAGCTCTCCGATCGTCTTGTCTGCCGCGCGCGCGTGCTGCTCGGTAGCCTCAACGTGTCGTCCGAAAAAGAAGCCACCCACGGCTGCTGCGAGCACGATCAACAGCGCGATCAGCACCTTGCGAGCGGGCTTCATGTGCAGCTCCCATTGCCCCAGCCGGCCCGAACGTAGATCGGCTCCAGCGTGCGCAGGATGCGACGCGGGTAGGCTCGGTTCTCGCGCCAGTTGGCAGCCGTGCGGCCTGCGTTGACCGTTTCCACTGCACCGAACCAACGTTGAACATCCAGGCCAGTCTGGCGGGTGGTCGTCTCGTCGCGGTACACCCAGCCTAGGCCGCCGTTGTAGGCCGAAAGCGCCTTGGCCATCCGATCGCACGGCGTGGCAGCCTTGACGCGCTGCCACAGGTGCCGGTCGTAGGTGACAAGTGCCCGCAGGCTCCAGCCGGGGTTGAACGCCTGCTTGTCTGCCAGTGCCGGATAGGCCCGGGCAATCCACTCAGCCGTCTCGGGCATGAATTGCGCCATGCCTTGCGCACCGACATGAGACACCGCGCCCGGCCGCCAGCCACTCTCTTGGTGCAACTGGCCGGCGAACGTGGCGATGGGTGCGTCCAGTCCCCACATGGCACGCGCTGTACGTGTCAGCTCGGCGCGGTACTGCATCGCGGCCGTGGGCACCTGGGCAGCCGCTGCCTGGCAAATCAGAGCCAGCGCCATCAAAGCAAGTCGCGGCACCCGCATGTCAAAGCCCCAGAGCAACGCCAATCACGATGCCCGTGACGATGGCCGCGCGGCGTAGCATCGCCGCCGCAAACACCTGCTCATACCCAGGGACCACCTGGTAGTCGGCTTCATCCTCCAGCTCGTCGGTTCCGTGGCGCCAGTCCCTGCGCAGATAGGTGTCCGGTCGAGCGTAGGGAAACAGGCCGCGATCCAGCCAGTAGGCGACGACGGCGGCCAGGCTGATGAGACTCAGCTTGTATAGGGCTACCGGGAGTTGTTGCGGGGAGATAACCGCGATCGCGGCGGCGAGTAGCACAGCGGCTGCAAGCCAGCCGACCATGCGGGGGAAGCGTTTGATGAAAGGCATGTGCCCCTCCTGAAATGAACATGCCGCCATGATCGGCGGCATGTCGGGAGGGGTCTTTTAATCTGGTTTAGAGAGCAATCACTGGTGCCAAGCCTTTCAGGCAAAACTCAGTGGCGTACTTGGCGTTGCTTTCGTCTTTGCAATAAGCGGTGATGAACGCCATCCCGGTGGGATGCAGCACTTTCGGTTGCTCGCTCAGATTGAGGAGAGCCCAGTGGGTGAAACCTTCGGAGGCAAAATTGACCTTCCGGATTTCACTCATGGCAAACGGAATCTCGTAGACGTCACTACGGCTTTCGTTGCCGTAGCGATCTACCAGTCCGGCGTTCAGAACAAAGCGGACCTCATCCACCTGCTGGTTCGGAAAATGGGTGGCCATGCCTTTGAGAATCCGCCCTATGCCGAACGCGGCGTTCGACATATCAGCCTCCGCCGACATGCCGGCCAGCTTCCAAACAATCCGCAGTTCGGTTTTTCCACCATCTTTGGCCTCGTTCACGCTGAGGATGTGGCTGTCGATGTCCTTGATCGTCTTGGGTGGTTGGTCTCCGCAAGCGGATAGCACCAGCCCGGTAACCATGCAAATGATCGTTTTTTTCACTTTTGGAGTCCCGATTCTCTTGAAGGATTCTTGCCCACCCAGAATGGGCTCAGTCTAAGTCCGGCCCCATCACTTCTTGCGTGGTGCGGCGATCTGCTGCCATTTGGGCGAAGCGCCATCGGCCCCTACCACGCACTCGATGTCTGGCGCCTCCGAATGATCGATGACGCTACCGACCGCATAGGCCACTCCAGCATAGGTGCACGATTGGCCTCGGCTTTCCCAGGACTTGTATCCCAGCACGGAACCGCACACCAACACTACCGCCAAGCTCCCCATGATGATCCTCACGTTGCGTCGGAGCGTGATCGTCAACGCATGAGCAGCTTCCAGCTTGCTCGCCAACTCGCGAATCTGGCTCTCGTAGCCATGCAGCAGCGGGTCGGCTTTGGCAATGCCTGCCTCTTGATTGTCCGAGGGAGTAGGCTGGGCGCTGACTCGTTTCAGCCAGCTAGTCAGGTACCCCTCAATATCGACGTAGGTATCACGCCGGATTTCCCGGATGCGCTTTGCCCCCGCACGCGCCAGAACGACGCGGATAATCTTCAGGCGATGGCTGTCCGTCGTTGTCGCGATCTGGTCGATCAACTCCATCATTACCGCTTTCTGGTGGTCCGTAACTAATTCGACCACCGTTTCCGTCTGCCCGAACTGCACGTTCACGACGTTGTTGTTTGCGATTGGCGCGGCGTGGTTGACAACATCCCGTCCAGCTACGTCACCGACCGACCCGGAAAATTCCTGCGTACCCCGTTCCATTGCTACCGCTCACCTTTTCTTTTTAATGTCGCGCCCTGCAATGTCTCCGGTGGGCGCCTTATGGAAAACCTGCATCGAGCCAGCGAATTTCTTCGGCTTTTCAGTACCGCCACCCAGCAACACACGCAACGCGGCGTCCCGTAGCTCGGCAGGACTGCTGCGATATCTCGACAGCAGCAGTTGCTCCTCGGGTGTGAGAGTCGAGGCGTCTGGGCTGTCTCCCTCTCCAGTCAGAACCCAGCCAGGGTCCACCCCGAAACGGGTCTTGAGCACCAGCAACGACCCGCCGTCCGGCAAGGCCTCGTCGGCCTCCCACCTTGTCACCGTCTTTCGGTTTACGCCCAGCTCGGCGGCGAACTCGGAAATCCCGCGATCGCCACGGACCGCCTTGATTCGATCTCCGACTGTCTGATCCTCGGCAGTTTGGGACATAAAAACCCCTTGCAAATGGGACATTTATGTCCCATACTTCGATCACACCGTCCCACCACGAACGGCAACTTAGTCGGCACTCTCCAAAGCGCCGGCCGCCCCTTACACAAGGAGCCAACATGAAACTCCGCACCCCGGCTGAAGCCCGCGCAGAGCTTCAATCCAAAGGTGTATCGATCACCCAGTGGGCGATCGCCAACAAATTCTCACCGAACCTCGTTTTTGAGGTTCTGGGCGGCCGCAAAAAGTGCGTACGTGGCCAAGCTCACGAAATCGCCATCAAGCTCGGCATCAAGGCTGGCGAAATCTGCACCGATCCGGCCAGGGCGCTGACCCCGGCTCGCCATCGGGTAGCCGCGTAAGGCATCGCCATGACCAGCAATGCCCTCGACACACGTCGCAACGGCAAGCAGCTCATGCCGTCCACCGTCTTGGTGGCAGTCCTGCACGCTGCGCAGCCATGTTCCGCCAGCCAACAAGCGTGGCCTGTCCTAGCGTCCCCGGCGGATTCGCTTCCGAAGATAGACCGTCGATGCTTGCGTCAAGCGCCCGTGCGACCTGAGCCGCGGGTTCAGGCTGAAGTGCCTGAACAAGGGCCGACATCGTCGTGTTGAGTGCATACAGCGAGTCGTATACCGCGTCCATATTGCGGTCCAGCTCCTGCACTAAATCGTTTTTCGCCACGTTTTCTTCTCCATGCAAATTATCCACTGTCTAGCCTATGCCCGGCAAATGTCTTGCGCCAGATGCAAGCCGGCTATTTGTTTGGCAGCTGATTATCGGGGGGTATTCCAATGACCCGCCGTAATTGGAAACGCATCCGGCCCATTTCTTTGCGCCATGCACTGGAACTGTGCAAGGACTACGCGAAGGAGCGCCACAACCTGTCCGTCGAGCGGATCGCCGAAAGCATGGGCCTGGCCGACCACTGGACACTCTACAAGTGGTTTCAGAACGGCCGGATGCCGGTCAACCTCGTACGCCCGTTCGAGAGCGCCTGCGGCATCGACTTCGTCACCCGCTGGCAGACGGCCAGCGCCGGAAAGCTGCTGATCGACGCGCCCACCGGCCGCCAGGTCGACGCAACCGACATGCAGTCCCTGCAGGAACTGCTCAATACCGCTGTGGGCCAGCTACTGCAGTTCTACGGCGGCAAGGCCGAGGCTACTGACACGCTCGCAGCCATCCAGCAGGCGATGGAGGGGCTCGCTTGGCATCGCGGCAACGTCGAGAAACATTCCCAGCCCGAACTGGATTTTCAGGAGGTTTGACCATGCACGTCATCACAGAACAGCAGCGAATCGGTTACGACCTGGCCAAGAAGATGCCGGATATGCGCCGGGGCTTTCAGATCGTGACCGGCTACGGCGACATCCACATCGACGCGGAAGACACCGCTGCCTTTGCCGAGCTGGTCAAGAACCTGCTGGAAGCGAAGCTCGCAGCCGCGCAAGGAGCAGATGTCCATGGCTGCTGAACCGAAAGGCACCAGCCAGTCCGCCGGCAAGGTTCTGGACGTGCTGAACGTGCTGCTGGGCCATTTTTCCCACGGCCTGACGCCCACCGAACTGGCCAAGGCAACCGGCCTGGAGCCCAGCTCCATCACTCGCTACGTCGCCACGCTGGAAGAGAGGGGATTCGCCGAGCGCATCCCGGAGACGGGGCGCATTCGCCCGTCGACCAGGCTCGCCCAGCACGCTGTAGGCATCCTGCGCAGCCTCGACGCCGCCCGCCAGCGTATCGACGCGATCACCAACCGTTTGACCACCCAGCTTTAAGGAGACCCCATGGCCCGAAAACCCGCAGCGACAGAGAACACCGCCGTGGTAGTGACTGATGGCGACACCCCTGGTTTGCCCGCCATGCGCGAGGCTGCCAACCGTCTCGCCGTGATGCACGCCGAGCGGGAAACAACCGTGCGCGCTGTTGCGGCCCAGCTCGGCTACCAGTTGCCGGCGGATTGCACGGACCCGGACCTGATCCAGCGCGACATCGCGGCCAACATGCGTCGCAGCGTCGAGGCATGCCTGGAAGTCGGGCGTGGCCTGAGAGTGCTGAAGGAAGCGTGCGAACACGGCCAGTTCATCGCACGCCTGGAGACGCTTGGCCTCGATAGGAAAGTCGCGGCGAAGTTCATGCAGTCCGCCGCCAAGTTCGCAAATGTCGCGACATCGAGACATTTGACCAATGCCATTGGCGGCCAATCCAAGCTGTTCGAGATGCTGGTCCTAGACGACGAGCAAATCGAAGAGCTGGAACTGACCGGTCAGACCGGTGAACTGAAGCTCGACGACATCGCCACCATGAGCATCAAGGAGCTGCGGGCAACCTTGCGCGAAACCCGCGAGAACGCAGAAGCCCAGTCGCGCCTGCTGGCAGACAAGAACGCCAAGATCGATGAACTGGCCGCCAAGCTCACGGCTAAGAAGCCGCGCGTGAAGACGCCTCCACCGGATGTCGAAGGCGAGGAAATCCGCAAGGAGGCTAGCCAGTTCGCCTTCGAGGCGGAATCGGTGGTGCGCGGCAAGCTGCGCGCCGCATTTCAGGCGCTCGCCGAGCACGCCGAGGTGCATGGTGTGACTCACGACGACTTCATGGCCGGCGTGCTGTGCCAGGTAGAGGTGTCCATCAAGCAGCTTCGCGGCGAGTTCGGCGTTAAGGCTGCCCCTGATAGCGAAGAGGTGCCGGCCTGGCTGCGCGCTGATGCGCCTCAATCGGTAGAGGCGTAAGTCATGAACGCCGTCCTGACCGAGAAACTGGTGGCCGTCGCCCAGGCTGCCCGGATGGCCGGGCACGGCGGCAAGGGCGCCATTTACGAGGCGGCATGCCGTGACCTGGGGCTGTCCCGCGCCACGCTGCTACGCAAGCTCAAAGAGGTAACCCTGACGGCCCAACGCAAACGCCGCTCCGATGCCGGGCAAAGCGCGCTGACGCGCGACGAGGCAATGATGGTTTCGGCAGTGCTGATGGAGTCCACCCGGAAGAATGGTAAGCGCCTTTACTCGGTGGCCGATGCGGTCGAAACGCTGCGCGCCAACGGCATGATCCGCGCCGAGTTTCTGGATACCTCGACCGGCGAGCTGCGGCTGCTTTCGGAGAGCACCGTCCATCGTGCGCTGCGCACGTATGGCCTGCACCCTGACCAGTTGCTGGCCCCGTCACCGGTAACCGAGTTGGCCAGCCTGTACCCGAACCATGTCTGGCAGATCGACGCGAGCCTGTGCGTGCTCTATTACCTGAAGCCTTCGGCAGACACGCGCGCAAACGGATTGCGCGTCATGGACCACGCCGAGTTCTACAAGAACAAGCCGAAGAACGTCGCGCGTATCGCTGCGGACCGGGTGTGGAGCTATGAGATTACCGACCACACGAGCGACTGGCTCTACACCGAGTATGTGATGGGCGCCGAGTCGGGCGAGAACCTGTGCTCGGTGCTGATCAATGCAATGCAGGAGCGTGGCGGTGCCGATCTACTGCACGGCGTGCCTCGCATCCTGATGCTGGATGCCGGCTCGGCCAACACGGCCGCAATGACCCGCAATCTGTGCCGCTCGCTGGGCATCGAGCTGATCCCGCACAAGGTCGGCAACGCTCGCGCTACTGGTCAGGTTGAGAACGCTCGCAACATTATCGAGCGCAAGTTCGAGCCTGGGCTCAAGTTCCAACCAGTCGCCAACCTGGAGGAACTCAACGCCCTGGCCAAGAAGTGGCGCATGCACTTCAACGCTACGGCGACGCACCGTCGCCATGGCATGACGCGCAGCCAGGCATGGATGGCGATCCGAGCAGACCAGTTGATCAAGGCGCCCTCCGTGGAGGTGTGCCGCGAGCTGGCGGTGGCCACGCCAGAGAGCCGCAAGGTCAGTCCGAAGCTGCGCGTGTCCTTCCTGGGCCGCGAGTACGACGTCTCGACAGTGCCGGGCGTGATGGTCGGCGAGAAGGTGATGGTCACTCGCAACCCCTGGCGCGACGACGCTGCCCAGGTGGTGCTGGTGGACGAGCACGGCCACGAAGTCTTCCACGTTGTGGCCGAGGTGCAGAAAACCGAGTTCGGCTTCAGCACGGATGCGGCACGCATCGGCGAGAGCTACGTGCGCCACGCCGACACCCCGGCACAGACTGCCCTCAAGGACATTGAGCAGTTGGTCACTGGCACCGAAAGCCAAGCAGCCGCAGAGGCCGCTCGCAAGGCCAAGGCGCTGCCCTTTGGCGGCCAGTTGGACCCGTACAAGCACATCGACGATGCCACGTTGCCGACCTATCTGCCGCGCCGTGGCACCGCCCACGACCTGGTCGCCCCGAAGGTCGAGATGCCGCCCCTGTCGCTGGTGGAGGCAGCTAAGCAGATCAAGCCGAAGGTGGAGGCGGCGGGCGGCGAATGGACCGTCGATCGATTCCGCTGGCTGCAGCAGCGCTACCCGGCCGGCGTTCCCCAAGAGCAGCTCGACGCGATCGTCGCCGAGCTTACTGGCCCGCGTGCGGGCCTTCAGACACCGCTGCAAATCGTGCGTGCGGCGGCAGGAGGTCAATGATGTTGAAGCTGAAAAACGTGCTGCAGAAGGTAGGCCGCAAGCAGTCGGAACTGGCCAAGCACCTCGGCCTGAGCCAGGCCGCCGTGGCGCAGATCATCAACCACGGCGAGTGGCCGAAGAGCCTGGACGAACTGGACCTGCGCGAACGAATTCTCGACTTCCTTGAGCGACACGGCGCGCAGGAGACAGAGCTGTCGAGCGCATTCGACGAAGTCGACCAGGCCGACGTACGCGAACGTGTCCGCGCCTTCCTGGCCGAGATCGGAGCCGATCCAGCCGATCTGGTCAACGTGCTTGAACCCAAGGTGAGCGAGCCGCGCTGCAACGCGGCCCGCTCGGTCTCCCCGTCGAACCCTTCCAAAGAATCCAACCAGGAGGACTCCATGTTACTGCGAAAGCAAGCCCTGTTCCCCAACACCCGCAAGCACTTCGGGCTGTTCCGCGATCCGTTCCAGGACGACATCCAGTCGCATGAGGATATGTACATCAGCCCGGACATCCGCTACGTGCGCGAGGCGATGCTCCAGACGGCCAAGCACGGCGGCCTGCTGGCGGTGGTGGCTGAGTCCGGCGCCGGCAAGACCACGCTGATGCGCGACCTGGAAGACCGGATCATGCGCGAAACTCAGCCGATCCTGCTGATCAAGCCCTATGTGCTGGCGATGGAAGACAACGACCAGAAGGGCAAGACGCTCAAGGCCACCCACATCGCCGAGTCCCTGATGGCTGCCGTCGCGCCGCTGGAAAAGGTCAAGAGCAGCCCCGAGGCGCGCTTCGCACAGTTGCACAAGGCGCTGAAGGAAAGCCATGCGGCCGGCTACCGTCACTGCCTGGTTATCGACGAAGCGCATGCGTTGCCGATCGCCACGCTCAAGCATCTGAAGCGCTTCTTCGAGCTGGAAATGGGCTTCAAGAAGCTGCTGTCGATCATCCTGATCGGCCAGCCGGAACTGAAAGCAAAGCTCTCCGAGCGCAATCAGGACGTGCGCGAGGTGGTGCAGCGCTGCGAGATGGTCGAGCTGGCGCCGCTCGACGGCGGTCGCCTCGACGAATACCTGAAGTTCAAATTCGACCGCCTGGGCAAATCGGTGGGCGACGTGATCGATGCGAGCGGTATCGATGCGCTGCGCGCCAGGTTGACGATCGCCACGGCACGCCGCGATCGGCCCGAGACCGTATCGCTGCTGTATCCGCTCGCAGTCGGCAACCTCCTCACCGCCGCGATGAACCTGGCCGCCGAGATCGGCGTGCCGGCAGTCACGGCTGATGTGGTCAAGGGGGTGTGAGATGGGCGCGCTGCTGATGATCGTTCAACCGCCCGCCGTGGCTGCCCAGGAAAGCGCCTGCCGCGTGTTCAACACCGGCCTGGTGGATCGCCTGGCAGCGATGAATGCGGCCGCGCGCGTGCTGCGCGGCATGGGCTATCACATCGTGCGCGAAGAACTATGCGAAGGGAGTGGGCATCGTCCGATGATCGAGATCGCGCGCGATCGCATGGATTCGCTGGTCCCGCTGTTGGATCGAGCCGCGCTGATGGGACACCGCCCGTACTGGCTGACACTGGCCAAGTGCACCCGCGTTGCGATTGACCTGATGGGCGTGACAGTGACGTGCGCATGGGAGCAAGCCTGATGCGCACCCGCTGCCCGAGCTGTGGCTCGACGCTGTCGCTCGACGCCCTGATCGTCCACGACGCAGCACGTGAAGCGCTGGCGGCCGTCTTCAAGCTGTCCGGTCAGCTCGGCAGCGCGCTGATCCGCTATCTGGCGCTGTTTCGGCCGGAGACCCGCGAGCTGACCATGGATCGCGTGGCCAAACTGCTCGGTGAACTGCTGCCCGACCTGCACGCGCAACGTATCAGCCGGCACGGCCACATGCACGACGCACCGGCTGAGGCATGGGTCTGGGCCATCGATCAGGCGCTCTCTGCGCGTGATGCTGGCCGCTTGACTCTGCCGCTCAAGGGGCACGGCTGGCTCTATGAGGTGATCAGCAACTGGCAGCCGCAGTCGGGCCAGTTGGTGGCCTCGGGGGAGCCGCGCCAGGCACAGGTCAAGACTCCGTCGAAGACGTTGTCGGCCATCGCAGCGCTGGAGGATCGCGTCCGTGGCTGAGAAATGGTTCGAACGGGAGATCGCACGCGGGCTGCAGGGGCTGCTTGCTCTGCGCCTGGCCGGCGCGCCGGCCGACGACAGCGTGACGCTGACGCTCGACATCTGGCTGGCTGCGCTCGAAGGTCATGCGGTGACCTGGAGCGAGCGTCTGGATACAGAGCGCATCCGGCAAGCGTTTCGCGCGCTGTATCGCGTCTGCGACCGGTGGCCCGCCCCGAAGCACCTTTTGGACAACCTGGGCAACCGCGGCCCGCCGCTGTTGCTGCCTGTGCCTCCTTTGACCGAGGCTGAAAAACGGCAGGGCAGCGCCAAGCTGCGCGAAATTTCGGAGCTGCTGGCGGAGAGCAAGTCGACGCGGCTGACCGATGCGCAACGGCAGCAAAACGTCGCCAAGTTGCGCGAACTCAATGAACGGCTGGCCAAGGGCAAGTCGATGCAATCAGCGAACAAGGAGCAGTAGATGGAACACACAATCCCGGCCGGGTACTGGCGAGACGGCGAGGGCCGACTGATCCCGGAAAACATGGTCAAGCCAATCGACCGGGCGCGCGAAGATGTCGTGCGCGAGCTGGTCGACAAGGCCAAGGCAGTGTCGGCGGCCCTCGCCGGATTCAAGGCCAAGGCGTTCGGCGATATCGGCGCGTTCGTCGACATGAGCGCAGAGCAGTACGGCGCGAAGCTGGGCGGCCGGAAAGGCAACGTGACGCTGATGTCGTTCGATGGCCGCTTCAAGATCGTCCGCCAGATTCAGGAGCACCTGGTGTTCGACGAGCGCCTGCAGGCGGCCAAACAGCTGATCGATGAATGCATCCAGGCGTGGACCGAAGGTAGCAGCGACGAGATCAAGGCCCTGATCAACGACGCCTTCCAGGTGAACAAGGAAGGCAAGATCAACACGGCACGGGTACTCGGCCTGAAGCGCCTGAACATCAACGACGAGAAGTGGCTGCGCGCCATGCAGGCCATCGCGGACAGCGTTCAGGTGGCGGGTAGCAAGCCTTACGTCCGTATCTACGAGCGGATCGGCGACAGCGATCAATTCAAACCGATCGTCCTGGACCTCGCGACGGTGTGACATGGGAAAGACCACCGGAACCGTCACGGTCAAACGCAGCCGCAACGGCACCACGATCCGCGCGACCGGATCGGCTGCCCAGGCGCTCTTCGACGCGCTGGTGAAGCAGGCAGAACAGGCCGCAAGCGGCCTACCGGCTCCACCGGAATACCGAGCAACCATGAATACCGATTCTCAACCCGCTGCCGAACAGCAGCAGAACACAAAGGAAACACCATGAACAAGGCAGTTCTGATCGCACACATCGCGGACCAAGCCGGCCTCAAGAAAACGGACGCCAACCGCGCCTTGGATGCCGTGCTCGATGGCATCAGGTCCACGCTGGCCGATGGCGGCACCGTCTCGCTGACCGGATTCGGCAGCTTCAGTGTGGGCGCACGCCCGGCGCGCATCGGCCGCAACCCGAGGACTGGTGAGGAGGTGGAGATCGCCGCCTCGCATGTCGTGAAATTCAAGGCCGGCAGCGACCTCAAGGCGGCTGTCAACTGACAGCCGCAGTTGTGCGAAACGCCCGCGATGCGGGCGTCTGCCTGGCGTGGTGGCCGGGTACTGATGAGCAGCCGAAAGAGGATGTACCGACTATGAACCGACAACACATCTGCGCCACGGATAGGATCGCGATCGCGGCCGCACAAGCCAGCCAGGTGAATGCACATGCCATCTGACCGTCAGCACTTGATCCGCCTGATTCACGTCGCCAAGCGCGATCTGGTGATGGACGACGACACCTATCGCTCCATCCTGCTGCAGGTTGGAAAGAAAGCCTCTGCGGCCGATCTGACGGTTCCAGAGTTGGAGAGGGTTTTGGAACACTTCAAGCGGTGCGGCTTCAAGGTGCGTTCCAACAAGAACGTACGCGGCCAGGCTGACGATGACCAGTCGAAGATGATTCGGGGGCTGTGGCTTGAACTGGCGAAGCGCGGCATCGTGCACAACGCTTCTGAGGCGGCGCTGGCCGCGTTCGTCAAACGGATGACAGGCGTTGACGCACTGCAATGGCTCAGCGTTGCCCAGGCGTCGCGAATCATCGAGCACCTCAAGAAGTGGCGCGACAGGACGGTGGAGGTCGCATGAAATCCAGTGATACATTCAAGAGCAAAGGGCCGGAACTGCTGGTTGATCTGGCCCAACACGCCGCCGCTGCCCTGGTGGAACTGGCCGCCCTCGATCGTGAGAAGGCTGAACAACTCGGCCGCGAGATCGCAAATCGCATGGCGGCTCACTGGGGTGGCCAGAACATCTACTTCCCGATGGGGCTTTCGCTGAAGCTTTCCCAACGCGATCAACAAATCTACGACGAGTTCAACGGTACCAACCATAGTGACCTGGCGCGCAAGCATGGCGTCTCGCTCCAGTGGATCTACAAGATCGTCAAAGCTGTACGCCAGGAAGAAATCGTCCGCCGCCAGGGAGCGCTGTTCTGACGAAAAACGGGCCAAACGGCCCGTTTCTCTTTTCTGCCGGTTGCAAGAGTCTTTCAGCTTTCCCTTCCTGACTCTTCCCGTATCATCCCAGTCAGTCCCGTTTATCTTTGTTCTCCCTGTGGGTTTATCTCACACCCCCTCAGGCTGCGTCATGTCGCTCTCCAGGAGTGGATCGTGTCGAACATCGTGAGAGCATGGTATTGGGCGACAAACGCAGAATAAATCTCGATTACTCTATTGCTGTGTTTGCCGTTGAATAACAATCAACCCATCAATCCGCC